GACCAGCCGCAGGGCAAGGTCGGGTACTCGCTGTCCGCGGACTTTAAGGACAATTCTGCGGTCGGCAGTCCGCCGGTAACGGCTAACCCGTCTTACTCGCACATCCTGACGATTGCTGGCTGGGACACGGCTGGCGGCAGCGGCGGGTTCCCGTCGCAGCTGAGCTTTGGCGATGGCATTGCGATTCGACAGGCAAGCAATGCGACCACCTGGGGCGCTTGGCGCACCGTTTTGCACAGCGGAAATTTTAGCTCCTATGCGCTTCCGTTGAGCGGCGGCACGCTGACTGGCGGCATGACTGTCGCAAATTCAAGTCCGGCACTTGTTCTGCGCGATACGGATAATTCTGGCACTGGGGTCGGACAGCTCGGCTTTATTAGCCTTCAAGATAGCGGTTCCGTTGAACGCGGCTGGATGGGCTATGGCGCTGCATCAAACACAGACCTCACGCTGTTCAACTCCAGGGGCGATGTTGTACTGAGCGCCTCCACGGGCGTTGCGCGGGTTGGTGCGGCCTCGATTCTCACGGCGAACAACTACAACAGCTATGCGCTTCCGCTGAGTGGCGGAACGTTGACTGGCAATCTCACGATTGCCCCAACGGACAGCAGGTCTAATAGATTTATCAATGTCTACAGAGGCAGCCTTGGCGCTGACTCAGCTGGTCTCATTGTCGGAACCGGGTCGACGAACAACTGGTTCATCGGTCACCCGTACAGCGGCGGCGGCGTATTCAACGCGCTAGTCATCTCCGAGCGCGAGATGATAAATGACGGCAATAGCACACTCGTAAAAACGCCTCTGATGTACTTCACGCCGGGCGCTGGAACTGCGTCCGGCAACGTCGGAATCGGCAAGATGAATCCGACGTCGAAGCTAGATGTTGATGGTGCAGTCGCCGCGACATCAATGTCCATCGGCGGAAGCGTCGTTCTTCACGCCGGAAACTTCAACAGCTATGCGCCTACGCTGGGAGGTGTGGGTGCAAGCGGCACCTGGGGCATCAACGTCACCGGGAACGCAGGGTCAGCCACTCGCCTGATAAACACGCGCACCATAAATGGCACCGGTTTCGACGGGCAGACGAACATCGACACGACGGAGTGGATCCACTCAGACCGTGACTTCCCGAGCGGAACCCTCATTACGACCAACATCAACTACGCGGTCTCTAGTGGAGATCCGTTCGTTCTTGAAATCAGGGGCAACTCGTACGGCAGTTCTGTGCCTTTCGACATTCAAGTGCAGGGGTACATCTACTACGATTCGATAATCAGCTACGGCGGATACTCGAACGGAACCGGAATCTCCGGTCTCGTAGCCCTGAATGTCGGTGGCAACCTTTGCTTCTGGTTCCCATCGCAGGGCTATTGGCACGGATACAACGTCAGGGCGTACAGCGCTTATGCCACAAGGGCGCTTAACCGCGTCACCTCAATCACTGGCGGCGCAAAGCCAAGCGGAACCAAAGAAGTCGCGCTGTCATCCAGCATTCGCCAGTCGCTGCACAGCGGCAACTTCAACTCCTACGCTCCGACCCTGACCGGCGCAGGCGCCTCTGGCACCTGGGGAATCAATGTCACCGGAACGGCTGGGTCGATAAGCGGCTTTGGCAACCCGACGACGTCCGTGGTTGGCAACACGATTGTCTACCGCGATGCAAGCGGTCATATTTCCGGCAACTACATATTCGGATCGTACTTCAACGCGGGTAGCGGCAATTCGGAGAACCCGACTATTGGGCAAATCTGGACTCAAAACACGTCCGACAACTATCTCCGTAAGTCCACGCCTGCTCACTTCATCAGCCAACTAGGGCTGATGTACTACGCCGGACAGAGCAGCGGTAACTGGCAGAACTTCACCGATACCGCTGGCGAGCTTCGCGTTGACCAGGTTGGTGACATAAATAACGGTAGTCACTCGAATCAACCGCCCAATGTATACACGTACGGCGGAGTGCTGAGTTGGCGGACCGCCAATCACTCCTTCCAGTTGTATGCGTCACATACCGGCGACCTGACCTTCAAGACCCAATGGAACAACGACAACTACTCTGGGTGGCGGCGCATCCTGCATGAGAGTAACTACAACTCGTTTGCCCCGACGCTTACTGGCGGTGGCGCGAGCGGGACTTGGGGCATCAACATTAGCGGCTCTGCTGCGGCTCTGAACGGCTATGCGTCGTCAGAGGGTGGCGGCGCAAGCGTCGTACTGCGTACCGCTTCCAACGGCTACCTGTATCTGTACAACTGGATCAACACCGGGAGCGGCGGGCTGTTCAGCAGCACGAACGGCGCGCACTGGTATCCGAGCGACAGCACGTTCGGGACGTGGAAGATCACTGGCAACAGGAACGGCTACAGCGGCATCTCTTGCGGCACCAATGGCGGCAACGTCAACTGGATGGTCGACATGGGTGGCAACCTAACCGGCTGGTACAACGAGACATACGGCTGGCAGATGTACTGGTCGAGCGGCACGCTGTCTGTCTTCAAGAACAGCAGCGGCGGCGGCACTCAAGCAACCGTCCTCGACAGCAGCAACTACAGCAACTACGCGCTTCCGCTGTCAGGAGGCACAGTCACCGGAGCCTCGTACTTCCGTTCCGACCTCGGCGCAACCAGCGGCTCGCTGTCGAGTCCGCCGCTTCAGGCGTACGCAACGGGTGGCAATGCAGCCTTCATGTCGTTCCATCGCGGCGGCAGCTACGCCGTGAACATGGGCCTCGACAGCGACAACGTCCTTCGCATTGGCGGCTGGTCTGCTTCGGCCAACCGCTTGCAGATGGATATGTCGGGCAACCTGACAATGGCCGGCAACGTCACGGCCTACTCAGACGAACGGCTGAAAAAGGACTGGTTGCCGCCGCGTATCGACTTTGTGGAGCGTCTTGCTCAGGTGCGTGCTGGCTCGTACACGCGCATAGACAGCGACGAGCGTCAGGCAGGTGTCTCTGCCCAGGCAATGCTTGAGGTGCTCCCAGAGACGGTTTTGGAGGACGCTGACGGCACTCTTGCCCTTGCTTATGGCAACGCGGCGCTTGTTGCTGCGGTCGAACTTGCAAAGGAATTGGTCAAGCTCAAGCAGGAGCTTGCCGAGTTGAAAGCTAGACTTCATTGAGAGGAAACAGATATGTCCATTGTTTATTCGTACAAGGTGAATGGTGTTCGCGTGGTTGCGGAAGGCGAACTTGTCGATGTGGTGAGGGAGGTCGAGGTGTCCGTAAGTGGAGCCGACGGCCCCGCCAAGTTTGAGCTTCCCGTGACCGTAAGGCTTAGCGGTGTCGACCCGGAAAACTTCACAGACTTTGAAAGCCTCACCGAAGCTCAGATTATCGGCTGGATTGAGGACGACCCGTCGCTTGACGGCACCAAGGCACATATTGCCTATGTGGTTGAAAAGGAGGTCGCAAGGCTGGCGATGGAGAGCAAGCAGCTCCCGTGGGTGTCCACTTCTGAGCCCCCGACGCCGGTTGGCCCGCCTACGGGTGAATAATGCCTCTAGTAACTAGCGGTGAAATCAGCATTGGCGGGTCAACCGCCAATCGCTCCATTAATCTCGAGCTTGGTCGTGCTGCCGGGGCGACGAGTAGCCTCGGAGAGACATCGCTGCGTAACCTTGCGGGAGTGGCGAGCGGGCCAATTAGCCTGTCTGACTTCTACGGCAAGTCGAACCTCGCCGCGACGCTGCCGGACTACGGCGTCACCGCTGGAGCGATTGAGCTGTCGCGTTTTTACTACGACGCTGGCGCAAGCTACGGCGAAGCGTATGTCGACATCATCCTGAACCCGGACGGCACCGGAGCGTACCGGTATGGAGACTCTGGAACCGCCACCACCAACTTCACGTCCTTCACGTGGAAGACCGGCGGTGGGTCGGCGGGGGACTACTTCGCCCACATGGCGACCCCGAGCGGTGGCAGCTTTTCAGCCAGCAGCTCGGCGACCAACTCAGCCCTCGCCCTGAGCAGCGCCAGACTCTGGGGTCTGCTCCTGACGTCTTCGGTCAACCCGTCCGACGTCACCGCCGCCCTTGCCTCGACCTTGCAGATCCGCAAGGCTGACGGGACAGCTCTGGTCAGCAAGAGCGTCGCGATGGATGTTGGGGTTCAGCTCGGCACGCCGCTTTGACCAGGAATTATTAGCCGCTTATCAGTCTTGGTCAGCGATGACTAAGCAATGTCGACTATAATATTGCACCAACCAAGGAGTCCCCAATGAAGGATTTTGTTTTCACCGTTTCTGAGTCTGAGGCCAACCTGATTTTTGCCTGCCTGGCAAAGCAGCCGTATGAGACGGTTGCCGGGCTGGTCAACAAGCTGACCCAACAGGTTCAGCAGCAGATTGTGCCGCCCCAGTTGCCCGAAAATAAGGCAGGGTAAGCTAAGTCACGAATGACTAGCCGGAAGGGGGTGGCGGGTGCTAAAATTGACGCATGATGTTGCGCCCGCACACCCCCTGCACCATTACCCCCGCCGGGGGTTATGACATTTACGGCCAGGAGAGTTCTGGCGTTCCGTACGAGTCGGTGTGCGCGGTCGTTAAGGTTCAGACCCGCCACGATAAAACTGCCGTTCGAGCCGATAGCTCCGCTAGTCGCGGCTACGCTGACGAGCCCACCGTTGATGCCCGGCTTCTCTTTAAGCCGGACACGCCAATAAAGCGCGGCGATAAAGTCGTCTTTATGGGCATCGCCGTTCAGGTCATCGAGGTTATGCCCCGAACCGGGCTCTACGGCGTCTTGGACCACTATCAAGTGGACGGTGTCGCATGGGTGTCGTGATTACGGGCGATAAGGCGCTCTCTAAGGCCCTGGCCGTTACTGGCTTGAGGGTGGGTAGGGCAGCGCGAAAGGCGCTCTTGGAGGGCGTGCAGAGGATTCGCGACAGGGCGGCTGCTTATGCGCCCCGCGAGTATGGCCCGCTTGAGCGGTCTATCAAAGTCTCCCAGGACGGCGACCTTAGACTTGCCACCCAAAGCTTCTTCGGGGCGACGGTCTATGTCGATGAAAGCGTTCGTGCGCCTCAGCGTAAGAAGCGGGGCGGAACGGCAACTGTCGGCGACTATGCGAAGTACGCCGAATTTGGCATTCCAGGCGGGATTGGTAAGGGCGCAGAGTCTGTAGCAAAGGCAGCGGCGCTGGGGGTCAAGGTTGGCCCCAGGTTTATGTCCCGTGCGTTCCGCGAACTTCGGGGCGAGGTTCGAGAAGATGTAAGGCGGGCTATTCGGGAGGCAATTGACGCCTCTGCCGTTAAGGTTTCGCGTAAGGCCCAGACCATCAAGGTGGTCTCCCCGAAGCTCGTTAAGCCAAGCATTCCCAAGCCTGCGAAGTCTCCGGTAAAGAAGGTTGCGGCCAAGACGGTCAAGGTGAAGCCCACCAAGACCAAGCTGGTCAAGACGACTGGCGCCGTCGTGACCAAAAAGGCAGCACGACCAAAGTCCGTCAGCACCGCCAAGATGCGGAGCAAGACGACGGCCAAGCGTGCTGCCACAAAGACCAAGACGACTAAGCCGGTGACTCCGCGAAAGACCCCGAAGGCGCCGCCCAAGATTAAGCGGTCGGCGGCCGTCAGTCCGCGCCGGAAGGTTAAGGCAAAGACCAAGCGGGGTGGCCGATGAAAGAGTTTGTCGACATTGCCAACTATTTGGCCGCAAACGGATGCGGTCGCGTCGCTGGCATCAACAGGAATATTTTCGTGAATCATATGCCCGCCACCGTTAAGGAGGGCGTGATGATTCGACAGGATTACGAAGGCATCCCGTATCAGCATGAGCTGCCGGGGTACTTCAGAGCTGCGTTCCAGGTAATCGTAAGGAATCCGGATTATGTCAGCGGTCAAACGCTGGCTGAAAAAATTGCGACAACCTTGAACAAAGAGCGAGTGGTTTTTGGAACGACGAATATCAAGTACATTCGACCGATTCAGAAGCCAATCGTTTTTCCAGCATCGAGCGGTGACTACCTCGAGTTTTCCACCTACTTCGATGTGTGTTATTCGGTGACTAGCTAGTTCAGGAGTTTTCAATGGGTACCGAAAATGTAAAGCTCGGTGTCTGCACCGTCACCTATGACGGTGTTGACCTGGGTCTGACGAAGGGCGGTGTGGAAGTCGAAGTGTCGACCGAGACCTACGAGGTCATGGTTGACCAGTTCGGCAACTCGCCCATCAACGAGTACATCACGGCTCGTACCGTGACTGTGCGCGTTCCGCTGGCTGAGAGCACGCTGGAGAATCTCCAGCGAATCATGCCTGGCACGACCGTCGTGACCAGCGGCGTGGCTCCGAACCAGAAGAAGCGTGCCGACGTTAAGAACGGCACGGGCATCAATATGCTGGACTACGCCGAGAAGCTGGTTCTGCACCCGAAGGCGCTGCCTACGACCGACAAGTCGGAAGACTTTATCGTTCCGCTGGCTGCTCCGGTTGGTGACATTTCGTACGCCTACAAGCTTGACGAAGAGCGGATCTTCAACGTCGAGTTCAAGGGCTACCCGAACACCACCACGGGTCTGCTGTTCCAGATTGGCGACGAGACGGCGTGATAAACTAAGTCAGTCGTGACCAAAGGGGGCCAGCAATCCCGCTGGCCCCCTCTTTTGGGGAGATACAGATGGCAACGAAGTTGTTGAACTTGGATGACCTTGGCGAGACTGAGGTTATGACCATTCGGCTTAATGGCGTCGACCATAAGCTTCAGGAAATGACCGTAGCGGACTTCATCTGGGCGCAGAAGGAAATCAAGCGCCAGGAATCTCTGAAGGACGAAGTGGCGGTCTTTGAGTCGCTCGTGGATATGCTCGGGCGTCAGTTCCCTACCGTTCCGAAGGAAGAGCTTCAGGCTATGCCGATGGGCAAGCTGCGGAAGCTTATGGACTTCGTGAATAGCATTGCTCAACAGGGCGCGGAGGGTGCGGTTGCTGCGGCAAATGCCGAAAACCCTCCGAAGGCGGAGCAGACTGCCTAGATTTCGGCTTTCTGTTCTGCCGGGTCGTAAGGGCCTATGGAATGTCGGTAGATGAGGTCTACCGACTTCCTATTCGGACCTTCTGGTTGATGGAGAACAACGTCGGGAGGTTGATGGCCGAAGAGGACTTGAGACGGTTTAGGCTGATGGCCTCTGTGAATGCACAGAAGTCGGCAGAAGAAACCAGCAGGGTATTGGCTAAGGAGATGGGAACCGTATTGGTCGAGAACGCCGTTCGAGACGAGATGGGTTTCAATCGCCTTAAAGGAATCGCGAATCGCGGCAAGTAGGTGTAGCTATGACAGTCGGTGCAATGAACATCACCATTACGCTGAACAACGGGCAGTTTACTGCCGCGTTGACGCAGAGTGGTGTGGCGCTCCAGCAGTTCACCGGCGTCGTACGCGGTGCCAATTCCGCCGTCACAACGGCGGGTTCCGCTTTCTCCAAGTTTGGAACCCGCCTTCGTGACACCGTCATCACGCTCGGTTTGGCGCGCAATGCCGTACTGAACGTTTGGACGGTGTTTGGTGCGTTGCCTGCTCAGATGGTCAGGGTGACCGCTGAGTTCGAGCGCATGAACGTCCTTCTGACCAATATGTCCACCAAGTCTTCTTTTGCGGAGAAGATGGCGGACGGTAAGGTTCAGTTCGAGGAAATCATCAACCTTGCCCGCACTGCGCCTTTCAGCATTACTGCAATCCAGGATGCCTGGGTCAAGTTCAAGTCGGCAGGCCTCGATCCGGCAAACGGCTCACTTCAGTCGTTGCTGGATGCTGTCGCAGCATTCGGTGGTACGGATGACATTCTAAAGCGCGCCTCAATTGCAATTCAGCAGATGGCGGGCAAGGGCGTCATCTCGATGGAAGAATTGCGTCAGCAGTTGGGTGAAGCCGTTCCGACTGCGATGCAGAACCTGGCAGATGCTACCGGCGTTTCGGTCTCGGAGCTTGCCAAGAAAATCTCAAAGGGTGGCGTACAGGCGCAAGAGTCACTGAAATCGCTGTTTGTCGAGTTTGAGCGTCTGTATGGCGGCCAAGCTCAAAAGCTGATGGGTACCTTTAGCGGACAGCTTTCGGTTCTTACGACCGAGATGAAGCTGTTCTCCAATGCCGTTGTTCAAGATTCTGGTCTGTTTGACACCCTCAAGGGTGTGATGGCGCAACTTACTGAGGGTCTGAAGGACCCGGCAGTACAGTCGAGCGTTACTGCGCTTGCGGCAGCGCTTGGCGAGGGTATCAAGAACCTTGCGCTGTTTACCGGGTGGGTAATTAAAAACGCCGGCGAGCTCATGAAGTGGGTGACCATTATTGGCTCTGCAATCCTTGGCGTGCGCGTTCTTTTGCCCCTGCTTCAGAGCATGGTGGCCTTTTTCATTGCAAGCCTGGGTCCGATTCGGAACTTCATCCTTTGGATGCAGATTCTGGTTGGCATCTTCGTGACCTCTGGTATTCAGGCTGGCATTGCGAACACGATGACCTTGCTTCGCGGTCTGTTCGTGCTGAGTCCTGTTGGCTGGGCGACGCTCATGATTGGCGCCCTTAGCGCTGTTGTTGCCTGGCTTGTAACGACCGGACGCGAGGCGGACAATGCCCGCGAAAAACTGGCGGAGTTTGGAGAGTCGGCAACTGCTGACCAAATTAAGGATGGCGAAAAAGCTCTTGAGCAGAGAAAGAAGCAAATGGAGCGGCTTCGCGAGATTCTAAAGGAAGGTCAGGAGTTTGTAGTTTCCGGTAATACTGGCGCTATAGTCCTGATTGGCGCAGAGCGACGAAAGCAAATTCAGGCTGAGTATGACGAGCTTAAGGCTCTTCTCAAGAAGGAGGAGGGCGAGCTGTCGTTCGCCCGTATGTCCTTGGCCAATCGCAATGCCGACATGGAGTCCAGGCAGTATCAGACGATTATTCGTGACAAGGTCGATGAAATTCGTGCGCGCTACTTGGCAGAGCAGCGTGCAGAGCGCGACCGGATTAATGCCACTATTTCGGACAACAAGAAGGCGGCAACTGAGTATGGCGAGTTCGTAAAGACAAGCGAGGCGCGCCGACTTGCTGAGACGACAAAGTTCCTCGAAATTCTGATTGATAAGCAGCAGAAGAAGCTGGCGACCGCATCGTCCAACGCTGCTCGTAGAACGATTGTTGCCAATATCGACTACCTCAGAAGCATCGCGGATAGCACTGCCGGTGTTGTTAAGGAATCTATCGCCTCCCGCGAGCGTGGCCTTGTCGATATGTTTGCTGGCGGAGAGGATGCCAACAAAAAGGATCCGCTTGGGACTTTCGTTGAGGGCCTTGAGCGAAAGATTGCAAGGCTTCGCGCACTCCTGAGTGGTGAAAAAGATATGCCAGCTGAGCTGGCAGATTTTGAGGAGAGACTCACCCGGCTGCGTGGCGGCGGCGCTATTTTTGATGGCAAGGCCTACTCTGAGGCGGCCATTAATCGCGCAAGGGAGATGGTCAAGCAGCAGGCCGAGCTCAACGATGAGCGCGAGCGGCAAAAGAATCTTGATACGCAGCAGAAGTATTCCTTCGACCAGCTTGATACCTTGCTGGCGTCGACAACCGCTGAGTATGTGCGTTGGCAGACCGTTCTGAAGAGCGGTGGCGTTGACCAGACCAACACTTCGCTTGCGTCGCTTATCAAGCAGTTGGAAAAGCTGCGCGAGAACATCCGCCCGGAAAAGCTGGCGGAGTTTGACAAGCTCGCCAATCAAGTCAGGGAGCTTGGCGTCAGCAATGCGGCTGCCGAAGTTCTTTCGGAATTGAATAAAGAGCTGGCCAGAACGACTCTCGAGATTGCCTCCTTTGGGGCAAGTCCTGTTGAGGTCATTCGGGCGCAGAATCAAGAGCGTGTCCGCACGATTGAGTTGGCAATCCAGCAGAACAACCTGACGGCAGAGCAGGCTGAGCGAATTCGCGAGGTCACGACTCGACTCGGTGAGTCGAACATCGAACTGGAAAAGATGCGCAGCCCGTTGCGCCAAATGCTGTTCGAGTGGAAGGACATTACTACTCGGATGGCCGATGCAACTGCCGATTGGGTCAATCAAGGCGTTGACAAGCTGATTGAGTTTGTGGCGACCGGCAAGTCCACCTTTAAGGAGTTTGCTAAGTCCATTCTTACGGACATTGCCAGAATCATTCTTCGCGCAATGATTGCTCAGGCAATCCTGGCCGCCATTGGTGTGAAGCCCGGTCAGACGACGAGCACCGGCTCGGCCTTCAAGGACATCCTGGGCAATATGTTCGGCGCCAATATTGGTGCGCCCGAGACCAAGAGTGCCAACGGCAACATCATGACCTCAGATGGCCCGATGCGGCTCAGGAAGTACGCAAACGGCGGCATTGCCCGTCGACCGCAGGTTTCCATCTTTGGTGAAGGCTCGATGCCGGAAGCATATGTCCCGCTGCCGGACGGTCGGACGATTCCCGTTACGCTGAAGGGCGGAAGCGCCGGAACTGAGGCTCCGCCCGTGACGGTGAATGTCATCAATCAGACCGGGCAGCAGGTCAATGCGGAGCAGCAGGGTCAGCCCCGGTTCGATGGCAACCAGTTCGTTCTGGATGTCGTCATCAAAGCGATGAATCAGCCTGGTCAGTTCCGCGATTCGATGAGAACTGCGGTACGGTAATAAGTCACCAACGACTATACTAGGAGCTAGCTATGGCAGATTTCCCGCCCAACACGATGACCGCAAAGGAAGACTCGCGGTATCGGAAGGATTCCCAGGCAGACCCCGCCATTCGACAAGAAATCGAGGGTGGGTATGTCGTTACGCGTCCGCGCTATACCCGGCCGCCCCGCAAGACCTTCATGACGGGGTTTTCGGACGTTTCGCAGACCGACAAGGCCGCGTTTCAAGCCTTCTATGAAAGCAAGAAGGGCGGCTCGGACTCTTTCACTTGGACTGACCCGACTACGAGCGTCACCCATACGGTTCGCTTTGTCGGTACGCCAGACATCACCTATACGGGCTACGGAAGCAACTTCCGCTGGAACATCACTAACATCGGGCTGGAGCAGGTCTGATGCCTAATCGCGCAGTATCTGTAACGACGATTCTGGAGAAGAACAAGCTCGCCTCAGGCGTAGCTTTTGTCGTTCTTGCCAAAATCGAAATCTACGACCCGGCAACGGCAGCCTATGTAGAGACGACCTACATTGCCAACAACACCGAGAACATCTCGTTTGGCGGCCAGACTTATGTGGCGTTCCCCTTCAAGATTGACCTGAAGTACGAAGCGGGGGCGATACCTGAAATCACGATGACCGCAATGGACTTTCAGGGCGTGCTGCTCTCGAAGTTGAACACCTATGCCGGCGCCACTGGCAGCCGCGTGACGATTACGGTCGTCAACACCGCAAACCTGGCGCAAGGCCCGGAGATTGAGGAAGTCTTTGAGGTGGTTGGCACCTCTGCGAACGAGTGGGTCATCACGATTCGCCTCGGTGCTGAATCGGTGCTCTCTCGTCAGTTTCCTGGAAGGACGCAGATGAAAGACCGCTGCTCTTGGCGCTACAAGAGCGCCGAGTGCGGCTATATCGGGTCAATGCCGTCCTGTGACTTGAGCCTGCAAGGTGCAAACGGCTGTGCCGCGCACAACAACACCGTCAACTTCGGCGGGTTCCCCGGCATCCAGAATCGCGGGCTTCGATATGGTTAACGTTGACTACGCAGACCTAATTGGCAAGCCGTTTACCAAAGCAGGCCGTGGCCCTGACGGTTACGACTGCTACGGCGTTGTGCGGGAGATGTTCCGCAGGGCAGGTAAGGAGGTTCCCAACTACTCGACCTCGGCTGAGTCCGAGTCTGAGAACGCGCAGATTCTTGCCGGAATGCAGGTGTGGAAGAAGACGGAGGCTAAGCCTGGTGTTGCGGTCGTGTTTCGACTGCTTGGCAAGCTTCATGTCGGCTACTTGCTCCCGTACGGCAGGATGATTCACGCCTGGGAACGGTCGGGCGGCGTAACCGTCGAGCGGTTTGACGCTTGGCAAAAGCGAGCGATTGGCTACTATGAATACTGAAATCGTGCCTAACCCGACCGAGCAGATTGCCCCGCCGGGTTACTTCAAGCTTCTCAATATCACCAACCCGTTCGAGCCGCATAGGCACGAAGACTCTTTCGTTGAATGGCGAGAAGGCCTGACCGTTCGAGAAGCACTCGACGGGATGCTGGATCCGGATACCACCATCGTCTGCATGAATGGTGGCGTCCTTAGTCCGGAGTCGTGGGACGAGGTGATTCCGGAAGGCTCGTGCATCGCAATCTCAAACCTGCCGGAAGGTGGCGACAGCGGAAAGGACATTCTTAGGCTTGTTCTGACCGTCGCAATCATTGCGACCGGCCAATGGTACCTCGGTACCGTTATGGGTCTTACTGGTGGTGCGTTTGCGGCGGCGATGGCTGCAACCGTCATCGGAACGACCCTGCTCATCAATGCGCTGATTCCGCCTGCGCAGCTCGAGATGGACGATATGTCGTCGTCCGCAACCTACGGCATTGACGGGGCGAAGAACACCTCTCAGGAAACCATGAAGGTTCCGGTCTGCTACGGCAAGTTCCGTATGGCAGGCAATATCATCTCGATGCACGTCCGCAATGCTGGCGACACCCAGTATCTGTATACGCTGTACAACGCCGGCGAAGGTCAAGTGGCGGGTATTACCGACCCGCAAATCAATGACCAGCCGGTTGCAAACTTTTCAAATGTCGAGAGCCAGATTCGTCTCGGAACGGCCACGCAGGATCCGGTCGACTGGTTTGAGGCAAGCGTCGTTTCAATCAATCGAAACGTCGGCATCTCAACGGCGTGGACGACTTACACGGGCCTGAACCCGATTGACCGCTTCCGTTTGGACTTCGTCGCGCCGTTTGGTATTTGGCGCGTTGACGATAAGGGCCGTAAGAAGTCGGTCACGGTCACGCTTGAGGCGGAGTACCGCAAGGTCGGCGCCGCAAACTGGACCACCCTGGTTCCTGGAACGGAGCCCCTCTCTTACTCGGATGCGTATACCTACTATGGCTTCAACTCGTACAACGGCTTTGGTGACAGCACTGGCTATACTGGCGACTACCAAAGCCCGACGATGGTTTCGGGCGATTCGCTCGTTGACGGCGTAATCTTCCGGGGCGGTGTACCTGTCGGTGTCCGCGAGCGGGTCGGAGAGTACGGCGGCTCGCTCACCGTCACTTCTGACCGCACGGCAGCCTATCGCTGGAGCGTCTATTCGCCCACGCTGGAAGAGGGCATCTACGAGGTTCGCGTTCGCCGCACAAACGTCGAGACCGAGACCGACAAGCAGCGCGACAAGGTGGTTTGGGGTGACTACACCGAAATCATCAACGACAAGGTCGCGTATCGCAACACGGCTCTGTTTGCGCTGAAGGTCAAGCTTACCGACCAGCTGTCCAGCGTCCCGAACGTCACCTACCTTAACCACGGCAGAATCATCAAGTACTGGACGGGTACTGCCTGGAAGGATGGCCCCAGCAACAATCCGGCATGGATTGCCTACGATATGCTGACCAACGGTCGCTTCGGGGCAGACATTGACCCAAGCCGAATCGACATCGACCGCTGGAAGGAGTGGGGCGACTACTGCAACTCGGTCAACCTGACTTTCGACGGCGTCTTGGATGCCGCGCAGTCCTTCTGGGACTCCATCCAGCTCATCTTCCGCGCTGGTCATG